ATAAAGAAAGATCCCGGGGAAAAAGACGATCATTTTCCCGAAGTCGGGAGATTCAAGCTCACCTTGGTACGCCTTCACCGTCCTAACACCGAGGCTGACTTTCAGCGGCTCAAGCAATGCCAATATCGCATCTTCGATTTCCGACAAACTAAATCGCATACCAACCCACCCGACCCGCGCCAGAGGGGATTTCCCCCGTGGTCTTGATAAGGGATATTTCTCCCGTCCGTATCTGTTCGAGCATCGCCACAGCATCCTTATATCGGTCGCGCCGGGTAACGGGCACATCGTCGTAAGCGTGAGCAAAGATCGCATAAACGGCTATGTCACAAGCAATTTTCGTCAGTACATGGGGGAAAGGCTCTTCAAGGGGAAGATCGTACTGCTCGCTGATATAGGTGTCCATCTCTGCGCTTGCCCGGTCCACCGCCTCAACAAGCCTTGCATCGATCATAGACCCGTCCCCCTCGTCGTCCACCAGCGCGTCAAGTTTGTCCTGCATCACAGTATCATAGAGGTCGCTCACTTCGGCGTATGCCATGCTAATACCCTCGTGCCAGATCCTTAAGGTTGATCGCCTCGATCATCTCCATGGGGCCAGCGTTTTTGTCCTGATACCAGTACTTCCGAATATTCCCACTCCGGATGGTGACATCCCAACGGTCAGTGTGTCCGTCATTCATAATCAGGCCAATATCTCCAACCTGCGAGTGAGCCGTAATCAGTGCAAACTGGTGAGCAAGCGGTATATCCGGTCCGAAGCGGAAAGTGACGGCTTGCCCCGTAGCGTGAAAAGACTTTTCGCCGTGGTCGTCAGCCTCCCAGCATTTTTCAATAGTTATCTCGGGATCGCGCCCAAGGACATGAGCCGCGTTTTCATAAAGTTCGTCCATGACACGGACAAGCACTGGTGACGCCTTATCAGGATCTTCGGGCCATTCCCTTCGCACAAAATTCTTGATCAAAGACCAATCGAGCATTGCAAATCCTTGTCATCTTCTTACAATCAGAGGCCCCAAGGCTTAAACCTTGGAGCCTCTTTCGGAGGAAGGTCGCCAGAGGCTACCCGGCAACGGTCGCATAGATAATCCCTTCCGGCTCCCAGAGGACCGGCAGGGGGCGTGACTCGGCAAGCATCCAGAGGGCCGAGGGATCTTCATTCAGCCACGACTTGGCAAAGTATTCAGCTACCACACGGGCATTCGCCTTAAGGTCAAGGATCAAACCATGCTCAAGAGTCCGTCTAGCGTCTTTTGATGCCATAATTGCGGCGTTCGGGTTGACCAGATACTGCGCGTCGCCGTTGGCATCAGTGTATTTCTTGGAGTACCGATAAACGGCTATTCCGCCGACATTTCCGATATAGTTAGACGCAAAATTAAGGGCTATGCTCCCAGCATTCGCCCTTGCCGCGTCAAACCACTTACTGTCTTTCGCCAGATTCAGGAAAGCACTTGCAGCAGTAGAACCAAGCACAAGGGTATCGGCACCCGTGCCAATTCCCTCTCCGATCAGGTCTGACCATGCCTGGAGATCATCAAAGACATCCTGATCCGTCGTCCCTTCAGCAGTCCACAAGTCTTCCGCTGTCGGCTTGTGAGTCACCGGCAACTGATAATCGACTTCAAAGGCTACGTTCTCCTGGGAAACAGTGATAGTGCCAGTCATTGCCTGGGCACACATCCACTCTTTGGTAACGTCGATCCGGTTTTTGAGATCGGCAAGCTCTTCACCCACCTTGCGCTCACGCTCCCGCGTAATATCCCCACCCTTTGCGTAAAAGGTTCCGCTGGGTGCCCGGTTAGTCAGAAGCTCCTGGGCCCCGAACTCCTTTTTCGGCCGGAGCCGGGGAGTCTTGACCGAACGCATTTCCCGACCAAGTTTCGAGACTACGGTTCCCCCCTCAATAGGGGATACAAAGGGAACAACCTGTTTCCCACCGATAGTAATATCAACATCGATAGTATCAGACTGGTTTGTCTTACTCTCGGGGAAAAACATGTCCTTGAGGAAGTGCGGAGCGGGTTTCCTGCGGTTGATCGCCGCTGTCATATTCCGCCACTTGAATTCGTCAAAAGTAATACTCATTATCAGCCCTCCTAGACGTGATAGATTCCGACGGCTTCGAGGTCTGCGAGGGCTTGCGCCTTTTCCTCGTCAGTGATGCCGGTATGGGTAAATACAAGATTGTCGGCCACGACAACCCCGTGGGCCAGGGCCACAGCCTTTTCGTTCCCAGATGCGGGGACTGTCACGTCTTCGAGTAGGACAGTAACGGCAGTCTGTTTTCCGCTGCTGCTGTCTGGATCGAGCCTCTCATAGGTTCCACCCTCAACAGTAATGGTGAACGTATCTCCCTCATCGAAGTCCTCGGCACCGTCAGCAAGGGTAACGGCAAAGAACCCATTATCATAGGCGGTCCCCACGGTCAGATCCGCATGGACACCAGTCTTCGATCCGACGACAGAAAACGTGCCTGCATCGAGCGATTCCGCAGTACAGGTCAGGGTAAATGTTTCAGGCACGGCCGCACTCTTAAGGGTTACGGTGCCCATAGCGCCGTCGCCGACATTCTCACTACCTTCGGTCACCGTCGTGCCGAAGGCTCTTGCCAAAACGGTTCCGCACTTGAGCGTAAGGGTTGCGCCTACGGACTTAAGCGTGATCGGCTTCTGTACTACGGGGTGATCCCCCAGGACAGAGGTAACCGTTTGGCTTGCAGTGGTCATTCCAAGTGTCTGTGTCATGTGTTAGCGCCTCCCTTATTCTTCGCCGCTCATGCGCTTGAGCATTTCAGATACATCGTCCGGGGCTCCCGCATCCCCCTGCTTGGTGCCCTTGCTGGACTTTTCGATAGCGTCCAGACGGTCCGAGATCGACTTGAGGGCATCGGCTACCGCGTCAGTCTTATCGCCGTGTCCCTTCTTGTCTTCACCGGCTTCGTCACGCTCTTTTGCGGCTTTTTCCAGTGCGTCAATTTTTTCCGTCACCGGCTTGAGCGCGTTTTCCACGGCCTCTTGCATTTCCTTCTTGTCCATTCTCGTCTCCTGCGTTTTCAAAAGGTTGATAATTTTCTTTAGAACTCCGGTGTCATCTGACTTTTTTATCGGCGGGGAATCCAGCGTTCGCTTTGCCGTTCCAGCCATTGATATTCCCTGCACGTCTCCATTCTTTACAGCGTCCCAGGTGTCGTCATCTTCGACTTTGATTCCTACGACCCAAGACCCCTCCCTCTCTTTCTTAAATCTGCTATCCTCGCCACAAAGCACCCACGACTCGGCCACGTACACACCTTCCACCGGAGCAAAGTCATGCTCCACGTCAACATGATGCTGGGCCATGGTTCGCAGAAAGGAGTGGGCCGCTTTTTCGATCTCATCTGCCGTGGTCCAATCACCCTGGGAGTCGATTTCTTCCGGGGCATACACAACCCCATAAACAATCCGCTTCTCTTCGTCGGTCTTGACCAATCGGACGCTTGAGTCCAGCGTTTCCCCTGGCCCCTTGTCTGACTTCCAGACGATAGATCGCCGGTTCGCGCCGCGCTTTACAAGAGATATAAAGTGGACCTTGAGCCCGGTTAGCTTATTCGTTTTCATTGTTCACCTTTGGGTTTCGTTTTTCCCCGAAATGCTATCCAGCAGGGTGTCATGTCCAGTAGCAATATTTCTATTTTGTGCAAACCAGAAAGAATTGTCATACAAATAGTAAACAAGTGTGCATAAGAACACTTGAAAAAACCGGAGGTAATTCTATGTCAAGTAGCGCATTTGGAGGGGCAAAGACGGTACTGGTAGCCAAGTCCGAGCCGATCAAAAAAACGTCCGCACAGACCATCCCGGAGGGTGTTGACGTCATACCGCACCCCTTTTCCGAGGAATACGGGGCTCTAATCCCTTACTTTGCTTCGCTCCAAGACAAACAATCATTCCACGGATTGTCGCTGGCGGTGAAGACAACTACATCGTTTTGTCTGGGGATAGATTCGTTGTCTGAAAGCCAGGACAAAATAGATCACCGGCTGGCGGTCGTGAATGAATACGGACAGTCGTTTTCTGACGTGATGCGGCAGGCGGGGATGGACTTCCACGCTTGTGGTGCGGGCGCTATCGAGGTCGTGCCAGATACAGCCGGTCGGCCCGCCGAGCTATACTACCTGCCAGCAGACCGCGTGTACTTTCGACCAAGGGGGGCATCAACCCCTTTCATGTACCTTAACGACGAAGGGGTGATGGAGCCGTGGCCCGCATTCAAACCGGGTGAGCGGGACAACTCGATCCTCTACCTCCCCAACCAGTCAAACAGGCATCGACTTTATGGCCTCCCAGACTGGACTGGTTGCCTCCCAGACATCGAGCTCGACTACTATGCTACACGATACAATCAGAACTTTTTCCTAAACAGCGGGATTCCCGATCTTGCGGTGATCGTAGAAGGGGGGTCATTCGATGAAGACACGGAAACGGCCGTTCTTTCGTTCCTCCAAAGCAATATAAAAGGCCTCGATAACTCGCACAAAACGCTTTATCTTCCCATCCCGGATCAGGACGTGAAAGTTCGCTTTGAGAAGATCGCAGGGGATATGAAGGATCGGGATCTATCCTTCGAGAAGCTACGACTCCAGTGTCGCGACAATATCCTTTCTGCACATCGCGTGCCCCCAAGAGTTGCCGGGGTCGTCGCATCTGGACAGCTCGGCGGTGGTGGGGAGATTTTTGGTCAAATTCAACTGTTTCAAGAAACAACCATTCAACCCTATCAAGTCGCATGGGAACGCCGTCTAAACCAACTGTTTGGGGCCATGGGTCTCGGAGTATTCCGCTTTGCGAAGATGGACGGCAACTTTTCAGAGCCCCCGAGCGCATACTATAGCGCCATGATCGGAAGCGGTGTGCTGACAATCGATGAAGCCCGGGAAGAGTTGGGGTATGCCCCCTCCGATACCGTAGATACCACCCCGGAGGAAACCTTGACCGACGCACTCAAATCATTCCGCAAGTCCGTGGAGATATAGGCATGGACATCTCGACCCAGATAGCACTCCAAATAGCTGAAAAGGTCCGGGCAGAAGCCACAAAGACGGGTCAAATTCCGTTCAGGACAGGGGACTTGAGAAAGTCTATCCAGGCAAACATTGAGGGCGTTGGTGCGGCCTCAGTTGGCTCGAACCTTCCATACGCCAGAGCCGTGCATGATGGAAGGGGTCCCCTGACAGTCCGCCCGAACATTCAGAAAAACCCCCCTCGTGGAGAACGGAAAAAATATCACTCAAAAAGCTGGTACCAACAGAACCCGGAAAGGGCGCGTCTGCGCTTTGTAATCGGTGGAAGGATCATTTATGCCCGAGAGGTCCACCAGCCAGCAAGGAAGGGACAGCCGTTTCTAACTCATGCAATAAACCGTGTGAAAAAGGGGGGCTTCGACTTCTTGAACGACTTACTTACAAGGCACTACGCCCCGAAAGTCGTTCACCAGATCAAAAAGAACATCGAAGTGAACCTCACATGAAAAAGCCCCCGGCTCGATAAAGAACCGGGGGCTTTTTTCTGTCTGTTTTCAACCGGGAGCAGGCACTTCCCGAAACTCTGCAACGGTGATCGTCCGGCACCTTGCATGATAAGGCGGCAACCCGACTTTCCCATCTCGGACAGCTTCCTCCCTTACTTGGGAGTCTTGCAGTTTCCGCCCCTGGCTTTCCGTGAGCCAAGGCCAAGCCTCCTTGATCGCATCCTTGTCTTTAGATGCCGATGCCTCCAGGTAGTTATCCGTGAATTGCCGCAACCTACGAACGCTGATTACCTGCCCATTTAAGGCCCTGCAAATTTCAGTTGTCCGATCATCAATCCACGCCTGGACCCGGACAATCTTTACTCCGGCCTGTTCGTAACCGCTGACCCGTCCGATCTCCCGCATTTTTGTTGCCGTGTGATCCGCAAAAAAATTCCAGTAAGATCTGGACCGCCGGACCACTCCCGTCATCGCTTCTTCGATACCCCACGACAGGTCCTCTCTCGTCATTCCATCCGTGAAGAAACTCGCAAGCTCCTTCTCAAGTGGCTTTTCGATATGATCCCCATAGTGTTCCCCTATCCAGAACATCGCCTCATTGGTCAAGGTTTTAAGCGCATTTGTGTCCTTGCGTCCAAACTGAATCACCGGCAACGAAATTCCTGGTTCATCGTCGGCCTTTGCAAAAGCGACCCCCTCAAGCGCAGAGTTTGCCCCATGCGTATATGCGGCTTCTAGCAACTCGAATACGGGGCGCTTCACTTTTCCCGGGTATTCACCCTCGAAACACTGCCGGAAGTGTTCTTTCATGTCGTCAACAAGGTCTGACAGGTCGCCTCGGTATCGTTGAACCATTCGCGTTGCGTCAACAGTCGCCTCTCTGGTCTGTCGAATAAAGGCGTCGTTTAAGACCTTGAAGAGTTCTTCGACGGTTGCATCGAAGTCTTTGGACTGGGCGCAAATAAAGGCCTGGACAAGTTCAGCGAGCTTTTTGGTGTTCTGCATTGGTGGTTTCCTCATAGGTTCTGAACCGGGTCGCGCAGTCATTGCAAATTCGGTATCGCGAAAAAACTGCCATCATATCTTTCGTTCCACCCAGGATGCGCGTGTCGATGCACCCGCAATTCGGGCACCGCCTCGATTCTCTGGTCTCATTAAGAGACTTGCACCAAGCGCAGCGCCTGATCCTAACGACCATCCCGCCCCTGGCTTCACGATATACGACTTGATCCTTTGTTCTCCCACACCTCGGACACTTCATGTCACCCCCTGACCGTTTTGCCACCGGATATTACGCGGCCCTTTTTCAACTTCAGGTACTCAAGCGCATGGCTCACCGTATCGACCTGATCGTCGTGCTTCCCCGTTGGAAACAATGAGATTTCTTCGATGAAATCATTCAACCATGGAGCCGCTACGGGCAGGAAAACGCAACCAGACTCTACAAGTGGAGATATAGCCCTCGCCCTCTGCTCCTTATCTCTTGCCCCGACCTTTTTGGCAATTACCGGCACCTTGAGCCTTCGATCCCTTTTTAGATCCTGCACGATAGATTTTCCTGAACTCATGTATTCAACAAGCACGGCATCCGGCTTCCACTTTTCATACTGCTGGATCACGGCCCTTTTTAGATCCGGATACTCAACCCGATTTCGGTAAACGTCGCGCAGATAATATCCGGAATCGCATTCATCCCAAGTGCTACCCACGGACCAGTCCGCACCATCCTTGGACTCGTAGGCCGTGTCCCACGCCTGAATTCTCGTTGAATGTTTTGCCGGTGCAACGCGGTAATACTTCCACCACTCGCGGAGAAAAATTCCGCCAGATGTAGGAACGGGTTGCTGTCCGAACTGCCCGGAATAGCCGAAGGTCCCCATGTCAACCTTTGCATCTCGCAGGATTTCGGGAGTCAACCTGATCGGATCTAAAAGCCCACCATTCTCCCGATATTTCGCCTCAAGTTCGGGCGGTTTGATCGGCCAATTATCATCGGCGGGCAAGCAGATGTGCCGAACAGCCTTGTCTGTTTTCGCAAGAATCGCCCCCGTACAGTCATCCTCTGCCAGCCGCTGCATAATAAGGATTATCGGCGTTACAGCTTTGTCGACCTTGCGAGTGGACAGCGTCTTTTCCATCCAGTCATTCGCGTTTTTCAACTCCGTTTTAGACGCAGCCATCTTCGGATTCAATGGGTCATCAATGCAAATGATATGGGCATGAACACCCGTCACCGTCCCACCTACAGAGGTCGAAAACCGCTGGCCGCCTCCCCTCACCCGATAATTGCTTTTGAGGTCTTTCGACGGAAGAATTTGAACCTCCGGAAAAAGCGCTTGAAACTTATCACTCCTTAATAGATCACGAGTATAGTCCGCATGCTCAAGCGCCAACGCCTCAGAATACGAGCCGGTGATGAATCGCAAGGAAGGGTCAATAGTCCAGGCCCAGGCTTGAAGCATCTGCACCGCAATCGTGCTCTTGGTCGTCCCCGGCGGAATATTGATAATGACATCGCATTCTTTCGGTTCCCTCCGGACAACCCGCTCAACAACGGCTTGAAGTTCATCGCATAGGTATTTGATATGCCAGTTGTAAACCGGCGTTTCCTGGATGATGGTGTCCCAAAAATAGCAAAGAAACTTGAAAAAACTACTCCGGCAAAGACTCGCATCGTTCGCATTTCTCGCCTTCTCCTGAGCCTCCAGGAGCCGCAGCAATTCCAGCTTTTCGCGTGAGCTCAACGATTCTAGCTTCAATCTCCGCCTCGGTCATGTTCGTTATGTTGATTTCCCCTGTATGCCTCGTTTCGACCTGCTGCCTCTCGATATATCCCCTCTCTTTGCCCTTGCATTTCAGGTAAAAGCAGATCGCCCCGAGGTTGCCGTTATTGATTTCTTTGATCAAACGATGCTCCGCAACATCAAGGTACGACTCATCAATCTGTTTTTTCACCTCCTGCAATCGCGGACTACGCTTAATCCGTGCATAGATATTGCTTGGCGTAACGTGCAACCCCAAGGCAACCTTCGAGACGAACCCCCCCGACTTCCGCAATGCATCTTCAATTTGCTGTACTGTAAGCGACACGACACCCCCTTTTTCTGTGCATCAACATTTTCAACGGTCACGGCTTTTTGTGTTCTTCCCGCAGCAACTTCGGGGTCGCATTGTTCCAGCAAACCCGATGGTGTAGCCTGCGCCCCTTATGCCCCATCGTCGCAACCTTCACCGCTGACGGGCAATACATGACAGAATAAAAACTTTTCAGATACGTGCCGGATTCGAGGTAAACATCGGTCATCCCTCCTTTGTTTGACTGCGTAGTCTTCTGGTTCAACATGACATCGGGAACCGTAAGGAACACATCTCCCTTAAGCCCTTGCAGGACATACGTGTTCACGTCCTCATTGATCCTACCAACGAACGTAATTGGCCTTTCGACATCACAGAAAAAAGAATTCATAGCCTTTCGCTTCAAAAACGGAAAAATCCTCTTCGTTACAACAGACGAATCTTTCCCACCAAGCAGGTCCCCCCCTTGGGCAAAGGTAACCGTTTTCGCATTCGTCGATTTCAAAAACTCCAGGAAGGCGCTTACGATTTCGTCAAACGATAAGACTACCTTATGAAAAAAAAGGCCGTCACTAATCCCCGTATACGAGAAATAAGTATAGTCATCATCGAGCTGTAAAAAATACCGATACCCAAGATCCCTAGCAATCTCAAAGCATGCATTTCTGGCGTAGACAATAGTTTTCCGATCCTCGAAGTTGTCGCCAGTGTCAAACTTCTTTGCGATATCCACTTTATCGAACACGGCTACATCAGGGAACTTCTCTTTATACTCGTCAATAGTTGAATCCTCATTGTCCACAACCACAACGATCTTCCCGGTGTATCCGGCCTTTTGCAGTGAATTATAGGTAATTACGTTGCCAGCCCTACCGTGTGACAAAATAAAAACGCAAAAGTCCTCACTCATCTCCATGGTCCTTGATCAGGTTTTTTTTAATCTTCTCCGTCAACACGACATACCCATTCTCGTACGCTTTTTGGAAATCAATAATAACGAGCGCAAGCATCTCAAACACCTCCTGTAGTTCCCGATCTGAATTTGCATAAAAATCGGCAATCTTATCAAAACGGAAAACAGTCATTCGGTCTGCGGCAGCAAGGAGAAAGTTCTCAATTTCGGAAGGAAAGTTGTGTTCAAGAATTTCGCCCTTGAGGGTGTCACTCTTTTCTGTATCATACAGCTCTGAAATTTCGGGGATGATGTCTCCGGGCTCATACATCGGGACCTTGATGTCCGAGCTGTACCTATCCACGTCCTCGGTTCCACTCCCTTCCCCGACTCCAAAGTCCCCGAATCCAATCATATCGAGGTCAAAGTCCATCGCGTCCAGCCCCTCAAGCTCAATGGCAAGGACGTCTTCATTCCACTCCACACCAACCTCGGCCAACCGATTGTCGGCCAGGGTATAGGCTTTTTTCTGCGCCTCGGACAAATGGCACAACTCCACACAAGGAACCTTCGTCATTCCTAGTTTCTGGGCCGCCATTAGCCGTCCGTGCCCTGCAATAATCCCATTATCACCATCGAGTAGGATGGGGTTGTTAAAGCCGAATTCCTTTATCGATGACATGATTCTTGTAATCTGCTCTTTGGAGTGAACCTTAGCATTGTTCACATAGGGAACAAGCTCATCAGTATTCTTCTGCACTATTTCCAGAATGCCTAGCTCTTTATGTATCGCGTCATTGCCCAGAATCATTTTCCCTCACAAGTTTATATATTTAGCTATTTCTTCCCATGCCGCTTCCGCAGAGTAGCAGATCACGCACTTCCGACCTTCTGACGAAAGGGCTCGCATCCACGCCTTTTGCTCTTTAGTCGGCTTGTTTTTTCCGACCTTCATTTCGATGTGAAGCCCGTGAAAGCCTCCACGTGCAATGGGTAATTCCAGGTCCGGAACTCCGGGTTTCACACCTTCCCGCTTGAGCATTTTTGCCGTGGCTGGATGCCTCCAACCACCATTCGGGATCGCGTGGAGCAGTTTTAGCTCGGGCCATTTTTGGCAGTGTAGGCTGACTAAATCCATCAGCGCCGTTTGCTCTTCATGTTCTGACGTTGCCGACGTTCTTGCATTTTTTATCTGCATCGCGGTTCCTAAAAACGCAGTGATGCCTGTGAGACATCACTGCGTTTTTGTTACGGTTAGAATGGAGCGTCACCTTCCATTGGAGCCTGTTCCACCCTGTGAGAAGGTTGAGCCGTAGGTGGTGGAGCCGATTGTCCTTGCCCCCCCGTTGTAGATTTTGATTCCAGAAACTGGAAGGAGAAAACACGGATCTCCGTTGTGTAGCGATCCTGGCCTTGCTGATCTTGCCACTTCCGAGTTTGCAGCTTCCCTTCGACGTAGATCAAGGCCCCCTTGTGAAGGTACCTCCCCATGGTTTCCGCTGTTTTCCCCCAAGCGTTTAGTCTGTGCCACTCCGTTTGATCGACCTTCTGGCCGTCCTTGATATAACTCTCATCGGTCGCAAGGGTGGCAGTCGTTACCTGCTGACCAGAATTTAGATATTTAGTCTCTGGATCTTTCCCGAGCCGACCTATCAGCATGACACGATTGAGAGATCCGGCCATTTACGCTTTCTCCGCCTCAATCGTGTATTTGCGCCAATCTTTGAGCGCAGCCCTCAATTCCTGAGTTATAGAGCGGGACCTCCGAAGTGCGTTTTTGTTATACTTTCCTTTGGAGCCGTAACCTTCTGCACCGGCCTTTGCATGGTCTTCCCATTCTTGAAACAGTCCATGGATTTCCTCAATTCGCTTTTTCATCGTTCTTCCTCCGTATTTCCGTTTTTGGGCGTTGCGACGCGCTCCGCCCATATATTCACCCCAAAAAGCGCCTGGCATTAAGATTTGCCTATATAGGCGGCGTAATTTGGGGTCACCTGCGTTGCTTTTCGACTAGAATTTCTTGTTTTCGTTTTTCCGTTATCCGGCAATAGGTGTGCTGGTAGTAGTTCGCGTAAAAGCACCCACGCTTGCTGGATAGACAACAGACCTTCTCACACAGCTTAGGATCACAGTCTTCGATCCTTTGCGTACCATTCGGCCCGAGCTTTGGCAGCCCTGACGTTTTCCTTGTAGCTTTTTCTCGGTTTCGTGCCACGGGCCTTCGCTTTAGCTTCTCTGTCCATGCTTCCATGCAACCATCTCCCCACTTTGCTCACGCTTACCTCCGGTAGCTCTGCCATGCAAAGGGGATGATTTTTCCCCCGCCCTCATTGAAGCGATCAAGGGTGCGTTCCCCGACCATCTCCACAAGATCACTTAACCCTAGATTGCTAATGAGAATCGTTGGCAACACTTCTTCATACCGCCGGTTGATCACCCGAAAAAGGATTTGTCGCTCAGTATCGGTTCCAAACTGAACCCCTACCTCATCAAGAATCAAAAGTTCCGGCACAGAGTACCGGGATATAACTTCCTGCTCGGTAAATTCAGATTCACGGCCCCACGTTCGCTTGATGTCCAATACAAGATCTATCAGCGTCGTATAAAGCGCTGAGTGTCCTTCCCCCATGATCCGATGAGCGATCCCACACGCAAGGTGGGTTTTCCCGGTCCCGGGGTTTCCGCAAAAGACAAGGGATCGACCCTGGGCTTTCGTTGTCTTAAAGTCAGCTACGTAGGCCCAGGCTATCTCCAGGACCTTTGCGGCTCGTTTGTCGTGCTTCGTCGCAAAAGTCTCGATCATACGATCACGAAACCTTTTTGGGATGCGTGACGCATATAACCGCTCTTTATGCTTCCGAGAGTTTTCAGCGATCACCTTATCACACTTTTTCTCGTAGCTTTCCTCTGCACACTTCGGGCAGATTCCCAGTGCAACTCCGCCCACGATCCGGGCCTGATATTCCCCATGTTTAGGACAGACCTTTGTCGTGGTTGCAACCTTGCATTCAAAGCTCTGCATACTTAAAGCCCCCATTGTTTCCGTTGTTTCCGTTTTCATGCGAAAAAGAGGTCGCAGAACCCCCACGGTTCCGGCTTCCACCTCGGTCCTGCTCTTTCGCCAGCCAGCCGGTAACAAATCGCTTGATCCCTCGCGGCGTTTTTCGCTTACCGGGATTCCCGATCAGCCACCCAGCCATTTTGCGACATTCGGCCGGAATATCTACGGCAGGGTAGAGGGGTTGCAACTCTTCCACCCAACGCTCTGTCACTAAAAATTCAGAACCATCAACAAGGGACAAACCAACAACAACCGGCGAATCATCGGCAGGTTTTTTCTTTCGTTTTTTCGCTGGCGGCTTGGAGCCATTTGTTTCTGGCTCCGAGCAAGAAGTAGTTAAAGAAGGAGAAGGAGAAGGAGAAGGAGAAGGAGAAGGAGAAGGGGCATTGCTAAAATCGTTTTTAGCATCGCTCAAGCATTGCTCGTTTATGCTCGGAGCATTGCTCGTAGCATTTTTTGGCATTGCTTGACTTGATCCTGACTTTTTCTCCCAACGCTTCCGAGCAGCCTTTTTGGCTTTTTCGGACCGAGCTTTTGAAAATGAGGCGAACTCGTTGTGGTCGATCCAGTCATGAACAATCATCTCCCCACACACATCGTCAATCAACCCAAGACTCAGGAGCGTATCAACAAACGCCCCAGGCTCACCGCGCCAATCAGCGGCAATTTCCAGGTCTTCGCAGTCAACACCAGACAGGTTCCCATCCGGCTTGTTGATAGCGACGTACCCCCACAACCGGACCAAATTGAAAAACGCACGATCCCCAAGCCGTCGCATCAGCTTAATGATCTTCGGGTGATCCGTGATGGCAAC